CAATCTTTAGCTATTTATTATATTTTGTAAGGTTTTTTTCCTATCCCATAATCGTTGCAAATCGTTAAACACACAGTTCTTATTGAACTGCCCTAATTCGTTAGCGTGTTCAACAACCTTCTTCTCGATGTTGCGGTTGACTTTGAAAAGTTCTAGTTTAGCTTCGTTGCGTGTCATGTTGTGTTCCTTTCGAGAACGTTGTTTGTTATGCTTTTATTATACTAGTATTATCGGAATTGTCAATAGGTATCTTTAACTATTTACAAACTTTTTTAGAATATCTTTTCTATCCCATAATTGTTGTAGTTCGTTGTATACACAGTTTTTATTATACTGTCCTAGTTCGTTGGCGTGTTCAACGATCTTCTTTTCAATTTGTCGTTCTACTTTGAACAGTTCTAATTTTGCTTCGTTGTGTGTCATGTGATTTCCTTTAATCGTTTAATTGTTATACTAGTAGTATATACTAAGTATCGTCAAAAGTCAATAGTAATCTTAACTAATTTCTGAAATAATTCTAATTAATTCTGTACCATAAAAGTAAACGCCATATACTACGATAACGCCAATCAGTGTGTAAGCCATTGCATCTAAAATTTTATCTAACATCTTATTTCCTTATTAACTCTTAATTGTTATATACTAAGTATATACTATATATCGTCATTTGTCAATAGATACTTAACAATAATCTCAGAATAATTTACTTTTTTTATTAACCCTTATTGAGACTGTGTCTCAAAAAAGCGCCCAGTCTTTTTTTGTCTCTAAATATTGAAATACCCACCTACTTTTATCTTCAAAGCGTTAACTTCCCTACTTGCCTGAATATGCAGGGGTGGTTCAAACACAATCCAAACATATCCATATCAATGTATTACCCAATCCTCTCCACTCGCCCCTTGGATTCGCACGTTTTTGAAAGTTCCTGTGTCTTTTAGTAGTGTATGAGTGTATAATATAACAGTTAGATTGTTATAGAAATGAAAAAGGTATAGAAAATGACTAGTAATAAAGATAAATGTGACAAAGTTGATTCTGAATTGCATTGCAAAGCAACGGCAGAGCTAAACAGTCAGATTGTTGATGAGTTGATGGCAGAAGATAAGTCACTCTCAGAACTTCTAGAAAGAGACGAAGATGGTAAAGAAAGAGAAACAGAGTAGATATCTACATGGTGGATTAAACTTTGGGTTCTCAATACCACGAATGAGTGCAACTCGAATAGTATTCCTGCACCACAAAGGGTATGAGAGCGGAGATTACCGCCTAGACAAGTATTGCACCGAAGAAACATGCTTAGAAACAGTCATAGGTATGGACACGAGATTTTACTACCAGATAAAAGAGTACTATCAGGGTATTCTGGCATCTTGGGAGAGAGGTGTAGGCTATTTAGAAAAAGAAAACGAACTTGCCTGCTTAATTAGGGAGACTCCGGTAAAATATTGGGCTGGAGGAGACACTGAGCCCGGATTTTATAGGCCCGGATCAAAAGGTAGGAAATATAAGAGAGACAGTATACTTGTTGTTGAGTCCGTAAGCCCTAAAGAATTCCGAGAAGCCACAGCCGCCCCCTATTCTGTAGTAGCAACAATGGAACCGCAGAGACTCACGCCGGTTCAACTCGAAGAAAACACGCTCTTGGGAAGAAAAGACGACATTATTCAGGCTATTGACCGAGAAGAACTCGTAGAAATGTATGATCTTGAGAATTTGTCTATAGATTCTCTTACAAAGACACAAAAACAGCTACCACTCAAGGCTCGCCGCGTTGATCTCATACGCAAAGACTCCGTAATCTCGGCTCCTGTGTTACGAGCAACACCAGACAACTACGATGAAGACACAAAACCACCCGCACAGCAGGGAATGATCATATACAACACCGAAAAAAGCTGCTTACAATTTTATAATGGGGAAAAATGGGTAACTCTTAAGGAATGTGAGGAAGATTAATGCATATTCCTAACAATATGACAAAAGATCAGGTGGTTGATCAAATAAATGTGGTTGTAAATAGAATCGCCCCTAAGTACACATTCTATGGATACCAAGCAGACGACCTCAAACAAGAAGCATTTATCATCTGTATGGAAGCACTACCGAGATATGACTCCAGAAGACCACTAGAAAACTTCTTATCGGTACATTTATCCAACAGATTGAAGAATTTTGTACGAGATAACCACTTTCAGGCTAACGAAGAGGAAAAAGCCAAGGTCGTTATGCCCGGACAGCTGGCAAACGAGGAATATTTACTAGATATTAGAGAAGAATACATAGAAGACCTAGATTATAAACAAATGCAGAAGGTATTAGATATAAAATTGCCCGCACACTATAGAGCAGACTACCTCAAGATTATTAATGACGTATATGTACCTAAAAAGAAGAAAGAGGAAGTATTATTTATTATACAAACAATATTAGAGGAACATGGGTATGAAGAGGGGTAGACTATCTAACGAAGAAGCCCGCTATATTACAGATAACGCAAGCAGTATCTCAGTCGAAGAAATAGCTGAGAATCTGGATCGTAATCCATCCATGATTGAGAACTTTCTTAAAAAGAACTTAAAGATGGGGCTCTCTGAATTTGAGCAGGCCGCTTATGAACTAGAAGAACGTCCTTATTGGATAGAACTTGAGCAACAGTTTACAGAGGACGAGCTGGAACTCTTCAAGTATCACTGGAGCAGAATCATCAATCAGTTTAAAGATGATGTGTTTCCAACCGAAGAGTTGCAAGTTGTGGACGTGATTAAGTTGGAAATGTTGATGAACAGATGCCTCAAGCAAAACAAAGAGAACATAGATCAAATAAATGCATTTGAGGGCCTCTTGCAGGTCGAGAGACAGGCGGAACCGGAGCATCAGGACAAGGAGGTCATATTCAATCTAGATCGTCAGATAGCGTCTCTCAGAGCCGCACAGGAATCTATGAATAGAGACTACAGAGATCTCCAAACCAAGAAGAGCTCTATGTTGAAAGAAATGAAGGGGACGCGAGAGCAGAGAATCAAGCGTCTTGAAGATTCAAAACAAACTTTTACGGGCTGGGTAGCTCATCTCATGCAAAATCCTGCTGTAACCCAACAGTATGGAATGGAGATGGAAAAGATGCGATTAGCTATGGAAAATGAGAAGAAGAGACTCAGCGTTTTTCACAAATACGAGGACGGTCAAGTGGATCAACCGTTTCTAACACCAGATACAGTTAAGGATTAAATAAATGAAAGCGATTATATTTGGGGTGACCGGACAGGACGGAAGCCATCTTGCAGATTTACTAATATCTAAAAACTATGATGTCGTAGGCGTAGCTCGTCGTAGCAGCGTAGACACGACTGAGAGAATCAAGCATCTGGCCGGAGAAGAACGATTCAGCTTGGTTCATGGGGATATTACTGATGTAAGTAGCGTCATGAATATTTTATCGAGTAATAACGAAGTAGATGAAGTCTACAATTTAGCAGCACAATCGCATGTAGGTATATCTTTTAAGCAACCCGGTCTCACATGGGATATTACGGGTAAAGGAGTTTTAAACATATTACAAGCAATTGTGGATCTACGTCTACATTGCAGATTCTATCAAGCATCATCAAGTGAGATGTTTGGTGATTCATATGATGTCAATCCAGACACTGGTGAAAAATATCAAAATGAAGAAACTAAATTTCTGCCACAGTCACCGTATGCTATAGCTAAATGTGCTGCACACTATGCGGTAAGATTGTACCGTGAAGCCTACGGCTTACATGCAAGTGCCGGAATCCTATTCAACCACGAAGGAGAACGTCGTGGAGAAAACTTTGTGACTCGAAAGATTACAAAATGGATTGGAGACTGGAGCAAAACAGGCTACGATAAAAATTTTCCGAAACTCCGTTTAGGCAACTTAGATGCGTGTCGTGACTGGGGTTACGCAGGAGATTACGTAGAAGCAATGTGGATGATGCTGCAGCAGGAAGATGCAGATGACTATGTGATATGTACTGGGAACACATATACAATCCGAGAATTTTTAGAAAGATCCTTCGCATATGTTGGAATTAAAGACTGGGAAAAACATGTAGTAATTGACCCTGAATTTTATAGACCGGCTGAAGTAGACTACTTAAGAGGAAGTTCCGAAAAAGCAAGACATAAGATGGGATGGACTCCAAAGAATAACTTAGACGGCTTAGTTAACATCATGATGAAACACGACGTACATGAAAATATACAAAGTCTATCTTGATATGTCAATGGTCGTATCAAGACTTAAAAAATATAGAATATATGAATACAACTCTGAGTATCCTATAATTTTTGTAGAAGCTGACGATCCAGATGGAGCGTGCTATACAGCAATATACAAACTACTAAAGCTAGTTTTAGATCAGGATGATTCTAAAGAGGCAAGGAAACTATGCAAAGAGATTAAACAAGATATAAGAATTATATCAGCAGCAGCAAAATGAGAAGAAATTATGACGATCCAGTCTACAAGGACTGGAGAAAAAAAGTTTATAGCAGAGATAAGTTCCAGTGTCAAATGCCGGGATGCAAATCGAAGTATAGACTACAAGCTCACCATATAAAAAAATGGTCGAGTGCCGCTATCTTGAGATATGATGTTGACAACGGCATAACTTTATGTCGCTCATGCCACGAAAGAATAACTGGACATGAGCACGCCTACCAATCATTATTTTCACAGATAGTACACGACAATGGCAAAGAAAGTTCCTAACTTTACAGTTATAAAAGACACTAGAGAGCAAGAAGGCTATCACTTCAGCAAGTACGATAAGTGCGAAGGTATGATAGTGCAGAAACTTGACACTGGTGATTATACCATAGTAGGCTTAGAGGAAAAAGTCTGTATAGAAAGAAAAGCTTCACCAGAAGAGTTGGCTGCAAACTTAGGACAAAAGAAACATGCGTTTATGAATGAAATAGAACGTATGAGACCGTTCAAACATAAGTTTATATTATTAGAATTTACACTAAAGGATTTAGTAGAGTTTCCAGATAATACTAGGATACCAGAATCGCAGAAAAAGAAAGTGCGCATTAGCGGAAAGTATATGTTAAAAATGTTAATGGAATTTCAACTCCAAAGAGATATACATATAATGTTCTGCGGTGATAAATATAATGCCTTCTTAACTCTGTCTAGTTTATTCAAAAGACTAAACGAGATGTATAACTAATGAATAATGTAATAGACGACATACATAGTCAAAATATAGATGTAAAGAATAGAGAAATATTTTTACATGGTCAACACGGTGCATTTGAAGATGATCCGGGCGTTGAGTATAGAATGGCTACAACATTTATAAAAAACATTAGATATTTAGACTCATTGAAAAACGAGCCAATCATTATACATATGCATAGCCTCGGTGGAAACTGGGGTGACGGGATGGCTATATATGATGCTATCAAAATCTCAAGATCGCACGTTACAATACTAGTATACGGACAAGCTGAGTCAATGAGTAGCATAATATTACAAGCTGCCGACAAAAGAATAATGATGCCTAACGCGCATTTCATGTGTCACTACGGTAGTAGCGCAAACGCAGGAAACTATCTTGATACACAAAACTGGGCCAAGTTTGAGAAGAAGATACTTGAGGACATGTTAGATATTTATGCTGTAAGCTGTACAAAAGGCAAGTTCTTTAAAGAACACTACAAGCAACCGACAGAAGAAAAAGTTAAAGGCTTTATAAAAAGAAAACTCAAGTCGGGCGATTGGTATCTTTCTTCCCATGAAGCTGTATACTATGGCTTTGCAGACAATGTAATAACACATAGGAGCTACGGGAGTATAACCAGTCTAAAATGACAGAACTCAAAAAAATAAACGAAGCTTGGCTTAATATAGATATAGACGATAAAAATATTTTTAACCCGTCATCTATTCTAAAAACTCAAGACGATGATTACCATCTTAGGCTTGTATATCTTATGACAAAGCCTGAGTATTTTTCATTTCTATGTAAACACATTCTGAATATACAAATCTTGCCATCTCAAGCGCTCATGCTTTGCGAGATGTGGAACAGAAAGTTCCCAATGCTTATAGCTAGTCGTGGCTTTGGTAAGTCATTTATGCTATCCCTTTACGCTTTGCTTAGAGCTTTGCTTCTGCCAAAAAGAAAAGTTGTTGTCGTTGGTGCTGCTTTTAGGCAGTCTAAAGTTCTGTTTGAGTATATGGAAACAATATGGAGAAACGCGCCTATACTAAGAGATATATGCAGCGGATCATCTGGGCCTCGTCGAGATGTTGACAGGTGCGTCATGAGAATTAATGAAAGCACGGTTACATGCTTACCACTAGGTGATGGACAGAAGATTCGTGGTCAGCGTGCTAACGACATTATATCTGACGAGTTTGCCTCGATACCTAGAGACATATTTGAAAATGTTGTTGCTGGTTTTGCTGCAGTTAGCGCAGACCCAATTGACAATGTTAAAAGACTAGCAGCAGAAAAAAGGGCTAAGGAGCTCGGCGTAGATATAAAAGAAGATAAAAAAGAAGAAGAAGACCTATCACTTAAAGACAACCAAATTATTCTTTCTGGTACAGCTTATTATGACTTTAATCACTTTGCCACTTATTGGAAAAAGTGGCGTCAAATTATAAAGAGCCAAGGTAGGCAAGAGAGACTCAGAGAAGTGTTTGGAGGAGAAGAAGTTCCTAAAAGCTTTGACTGGACTCAGTACTCAATAATCAGAATACCCTACGAACTCTTGCCAGATGGCTTTATGGATGCTGCTCAGGTGGCCAGATCTAAAGCCACTGTGCACGCTGGTATATATCAGATGGAGTTTGGTGCCTGCTTCACAAGAGACAGCCAAGGCTTCTTTAAAAGATCTCTAATTGAGTCTTGCGTTATTTCAATAGATAACGTACTCAAAGACTCCAATGGTCAAGAAATACACTTTGAGGCAAAACTAATGGGAGATCCAAACAAAAGATATGTATTTGGCGTTGACCCTGCGTCTGAAGTTGACAACTTTTCTATAGTAGTAATAGAGATAAATGCAGACCACAGAAGGATTGTTCACTGCTGGACTACAAATAGATCAGAGCATAAAGACAAGGTTAAAAAAGGATATTCTACAGAGACAGACTACTATGCATACTGCGCTAGAAAAATCAGAGATCTAATGAGACTGTTCCCATGTGTTCATATTGCAATGGACGCTCAAGGTGGCGGTATTGCAGTTATGGAGTCTTTGCACGATAATGACAAGATTAGAGATGGTGAAGCGCCAATCTGGCCCGTGATAGACGAGAACAAAGCTAAAGATACAGATGACGAAAAAGGTTTACACATACTTGAAATGTGTCAGTTCGCAAAGTATGACTGGTTAGCAGAGGCAAACCACAGCCTAAGAAAGGACTTTGAAGATAAGTCGCTACTGTTTCCTTTCTTTGACCCTGTTACTCTTGGTATATCAGCAGCAGAAGATGGATTAAAACAAAGAGTTTATGATACACTTGAGGAGTGTGTACTTGACATAGAGGAGCTTAAAGACGAGCTAGCGATGATACAGATGACACAAACCGCAAGTGGAAGAGATAAGTGGGACACGCCAGAAGTAGTCGTCGGAGCTGGTAAGAAAAGCAAAATGAGAAAAGACCGTTATTCAGCTTTAATCATGGCTAACATGGCAGCTAGAGGTATAATGAGAGCGCCAACTCCACAGGAGTATAACTTCTATGGAGGGTTCGCAACAATGGACGGCATACAGAGAAAAGGTAGCGCAACCATGTTTACCGGGCCAAACTGGTTTACTGAGAACATGAAAGATGTTTACTAATCTGTGTATAATATTGTAACCATTCCAATTAACATTCCAATTGAAGATATAGAGGCATAAAATGAGTGAAGATATGATTACTTGGTCAGGCGATGAGGACAGACAAAGTGCGTTTGCTTCTTACAGCGAAAACATTGATTCTTATGGTGGCTTAGGTAAAAGCGCTGCATATCATAGAGATTTTCTTAACATAGAGCCAAACAGATCTGTAAGGCCACAGTTTACCAAAAGAGACTACTATGCCTTTAGAGAGGGCGAGCGCGTACCAAGCAATCAAAAGCGCATTATTAAAATGTGCATGGACGCATATGATAAAGTTGGAATAATCAGAAACATAGTTGATTTAATGGGAGACTTTGGTAGTCAAGGAATTAGCCTTGTTCACTCTGACAGAACTGCAGAGAAATTCTTCAAACAGTGGTTTAAAAAGGTTGATGGCAAAGAAAGATCAGAACGGTTTCTTAACAATCTATACAGAACAGGCAATGTTGTTGTATACAGAAGTAACGCTAATATCACTCCAGAATTAAGTAAATTTATGAAGTCTGTAGGAAATGATATTAAAGTTGAGCTACCAGATGTAACTAGAAACGTAGTGCCTTTTAGATATAACTTCTTTAATCCCATGAGCGTTAACATGAAAGAAAGTGGATTGTCTTTATTTGTGGGCTCAAAAAGATTTAGTATATCAAACAGTGTTATATCAGATGTGTACAAAAAGGGTCAGATACCTCAAGAAATACTTAAGACACTACCGCCGGCAGCCAGAAGGTCTATAGAAAATGGCCACAAAGAAATACCCCTAGAGCCAGAAAGACTGTCAGTACATTATTACAAGAAGGACGATTGGCAAGTCTGGGCAAACCCAATGATCTACGCAATTCTTGATGATATAATCATGTTAGAAAAAATGAGACTGGC